AAGAGGGCTCATAATTAACTAATCGGGTAGCTGCCCCGGGGCTATTTTCTGATAAATCGAGGTGGTTTTCATTTGAGTTTAAACCCCCTGCGCTTACGAGCTTATAGCTCTCAATTCTATCTGCCATCTAGTACCTCACTCGGGTATCTCTGATGTACTCGTAGTTGTTGATATAGAGTGTTTGCAGATCCTTAATTCCTCGCTCAAACGCAACAAAAGCAGCCTGAGCTGCTTCTAGGTTATCTTTGAACATATACAGATGATACAAAGCCCCATCGACAATAACAGTATCGAAAGAAGTGGGAATTCTCGTTACATCATTAAATGCAGTAATATCGGAATAGTTAAGAAAGTATCTAAACCGTACTGAATACGCTTTGTCGGGAGATGGAGTAACTCCAAACCCATTTCCATGACCCGAAAATACATGAGAAGGCTTACCTCTACCGGCGCTTCCAGCACTATAATCTTCATCTCTGTGACTTTTGTACCAGCTATCTCTCTCAATGTACTTAAGAGTGTCAAAATCTGTATTTAAAGATTCATTTTTCTGAATTTGGAATGAGTTCCAATCAGATATCTTATAAAAGTCAGGCCATGTATATTCATTCTGACCCGCTGTTAGTACCTGAGTATGTTCTGCAGCGTTAAAGGGCCACTCATACTCTGCCTGATTGATTTTAGCGATAGCACTTTTAACTGAATCTTTAACAACAGATTGGATGCCACGGACGTTAGCAAAGTCAGATTCTGAGATCTCGACTTCGTTTAACCGCCGCAAAACTTGATTACACAATGTAATATATGTGGATGGCATCTACTTACCTCAAATAAGGGAAAAGGGGCCAGCCTAGCCAGCCCCTCTAGTAGTTTATGCTAAGTTATATTTAGCAGATACTAACGCTTCTGGGCGAAGTATTTTTCTGCCATATAAATGCATTCCGCGGCAGACATCTGAGAAGCTATCTGGGTCACGGTAAGTCTCAACTTTGTTGAGCTGTTCCGCTGTAGCTACTGCAGAAGAATGCCCTGCACAGATCACGCCGTAGTTAGTGTTCTGGTTGGCGGTTCCTGTGGTTCCGGCTCCAGTACCAACTGATGGAAGATTTGATGACTGATACACACGGAAGCCGTGGAAGTTATTCAGTACCAAACCGTTGCGAAGACCACCTGAGTCACCGAAGTCAGCATTCATAAAACGTGAGTCTTCATCACGAAGAATCTCCATAAATACTGGGTCTACGACGATCCAACGACCATCCTTGTCCACTTGCTTTTGGTCAAGAATACGAGCCATACGCGCTACAACCATTGCTGGTGAAGCTGTCGCTGTTGGAAGTGCTGTAGCACCGGGCAAACGAGCCGCCAAAGGAATTGCATGATCGCCGGCAGACGATGTTGTGATGTTGCCGAAGTCACCCTTTTTAAGCTTGTGAGCTGCCAATAGTTCGTCAGAACCAGCTGCAGTATCAGCTTTAGTACCATTAACTACGTTATTAACTGCAGCAGCATTTGCATGTAGTGCTGACTGCTTATAACCGGCTAAATAACCAAGTACTTCTTGGTCATACTGATCCGCGAGTCGATAGGCTGCACGGTCAACCGCAAGTTGCATGAAATTGATGTGGGAGTGCGCTTCTTCAATATCATCTAATTTAAATGCAAAATAGTTGCTTTTATCTACGACTAACTGAAAGTCTGTATCCACAAGGTCTTGTGTTGAGATTGTAGTGCCACGAAGCAGCGCAGAAACCGAAATTTCTGGCTCCTTCATAATTCTCACAGTGTCTCCTTGCCCGGAAATCTCCCCAAAATAATCAGAGTTTGAAATGTCTCCGACTACTGTGGTTTTGCGAAAAGATAGCTGTACCTTTTTGCTGTAGATTACGGGTGAAAAGTTACCATTATTAAGGTTGGTGTAACCTGATGCTTTTCCAAATGCCATTTGATTTCTCCTTTATGAAATGGCTGAGCTCTCTGAGCTCGTCAGGACATGAAGAGATAAAAAACAGTGGCAGTACTTTAGGGTGGGTTGTGCGAACAAGAGTTCACAGGCCAGCCTGTACTGGTGGACATATTTATATTTTCTTCTGGGGTTCTGGTTTTTAGGGGTAGGCGATTACGCGGCCCTAATTACCTTTATTATAGCACAGTTGTGCCTATAATAGCAACACTTAGCGAGCGGCGCCTGACATGTCATAAACAAAGTTGCCGCTACGCATAGCTTCCATAATAGCTTCTTCGTTCTTAGCGTAATCTCTGTCGTTCATTTGACTGACAGCGCTTTCTGAGAAACGAGTAGTGCCATTAGTGGTTGGGGTACTGGAATTAGTGCGTCCTACAGACTGAGCTGCGGATCGCTTATTAACCGTTTTCTTTCCAGTGTCTGCTTTATATAGATCGATCGCCCTAGCAGCTGCTCGAGCATCGGTGTTGTTCTTATACAGAGCGTCTTGAATATTCTGAGGCTGCATCGCAACCCATTCATGAAAAGCTTGGCTCTGTCTAATCTGGTTAAAATCGGGATGGAGACGATTAAGCTGATGTTCCGCATCTTTGCGAGATATCTTTGTCTCCAGTGCCTCTAGACGTTTCTCACCTTCACGCAAACCCTGCATAGCTTCGTTAGCGCGCTTTTGAGCTATAGAGTCTACGATCTTGGCAACATCAGGATACTTCTTTGCCCACATATCAATTTCCTCATCTGTCTTAGGGAAACGGATCTGGCCCTTAGCTGCAGAGTCGAGCTGGTTCTTAAGCTTCTCAATCTCTACGTCTTTTTGCTGCATTAGGTGAGTGTTGTGCCGGCGAAGATCTCCATACCGTTTGCGGTAAGTATCTTCTTCCGGATCTGAGACAGGGGTAGCATCTACCTGATCCTGCTTCATTTGAGATATTTCTTGGTTTAGTTCTTTTTCTTCCTGATCTAAATGATCTAGGTGTGCGCCTCTATATTTTGCCATTTTACTACTCTTATTGGGGGCCAAGACTTCCTCGGGTAGCCCAGTTGATATTAGAGAATGAACCTTATGAGTGGTTTCTTAATCTCTGCGTATTCCCGACTTTGAGAGGGATAGTACCCTTTGTCGCCCTCTTCTGGATATTCGGGTTCCAAAACAGTTTCTTCGGTCTCTACTCCAGCCAGCTCAATTTCATTGCCTTCTGGTGTTTCGATGACTTCTTTTTCTTCTTGTTCGGAATCGTCTTCGGCCTGTACCGAGGCGTCCTCAGAATCTTCGCTATCGGATTGGGTTTCTTCCGCATCGTGATAACCTTTACCATCACAATGATCACAGCCCTCCCCATCGCACTCAGGGCATGTCATACGATCACTGCCTTCTTGATCCACATATTGGATTAGGCCATCCTGATACATTCCCATGAGGCCCATCTTAGCCTCTGCTTCCATGTCCATGATTGACTTTAATCCGTGCCACTTAACGACATCTGCAGGGAGCACATACTCACCTTCAGAGATCTTAATATCGATATCATCACGCACATTTTCAGCGCTTGATCCTATTGGGATTTCATTGCCCGACATGGGATCCATCATGAGACCCTCATCTCCGCCGCAAGCCATTCCACCATGATACATCTGAACATCATCCTGCTCAGGATCATCCTCTACCATCGCTTGTTGTATTGCATCTGCCCGAGCCTGTTCGTAGCTATTTAGTTCGCCATCATCGTTAAGATCTGCTTTTTTATTATCGCGTTGGTATTTATTGCTTGCCATTTCTAAACCTGCCTTTGTAGTGATGCCTTTTCTGGATTCCTTTAGACTTTCCATCATTTCATCCCGTATTGATTTTCATTCCACAGCTTCCACTCATCGCGGTCTAGCATCAGCCAAGGAGGGGTATTTTTTAGTTCTTCTGGGGTCATATCTCTGCGAGCTTCCACTAGACGGGCTTTTGCTTCTCCCATCTCTAAGGCGTAGATCTCTCTATCGGATAGATTTCGGATATTAGCAGTCTTGCCTTGGACGATCTGCATATACGGATTGTATAAATCCATACCCTCACCACTCTCTAAAATACGAAGGATAAGCTCGGCTTTTTGCTGCCGGAAATATAAATCCTCATCCGTACCCTTTTTAGCGTAGGGAACGTCCTTAAGCTGTTTGCTGTAGGCCAAAGAATTTATGAAATCTAATCTATTCTGCTCAACCATCTCAGGAGCTACCTGAGTGTTAGCCATACGATAAGCATAGAACCTATTTAGTATGCGACTAATAGAAGTTATATCATCCTTGGTATATCGTTTACCGTCAGAGAAATAATCTCCGCCACGACCGTAAATGAGATCGTCCATAGTCGGAGCAAATGCAGAAAGATCTAACTCTTTAATTCTGTTTGTATATATGGCGTTACTGGGGGTAGAATTTAGAACAGTAGCTAGCCTAGTGCCAGTAGCGTTATTATCTAGGAAGGCTTGATTCATTGACCTCTCAAAAGCACTTTCCATAGCAGCCTTGGCTTTACCGGAATTAGCTGAGTTAAAACCTTGACCGGATTTTGAGTCAAAAATTGAATCTGACCAATGCTGAACTTCGTGAAGAAAAGTAGAAAAAATAAGTTTAGATCTGGCTTGCTGCTCTGTAATTTTTCCAGAGGCCATATCTGCAACTATACTTTTATCTCTTTCATTCTGAGGGCTATTTATATAGTCGCCCCCTTCAGTATATGCACTGATAAGAGATCGTTTTTTATTTTCTGCAGTTCGTCTGCCGCCGAGGGTATCGGGGTAGGCCGCTCCTGCCGACGAAGCGCCGGCCGATTTTGCTTTTCTCCTACCTGCCTCTGCAGTTGGGAGATCATCCATGTTTGTTACGCGTGATGCTCTTACCGTATCGAAAAAATCATCATGGAATAAAACTTCATCTAATGTGGAAGTTGTGCTGCTATTTCCTTTAGTAAGCTTAGGCTTAGGAATAGGTACTTCCTTAGTAATCACTACATCTTCATAGTCAGGTATTTCAGCCCCGCCTGTCATAGCTCTGAGCTCAGCCTGTATCCTAGCAATCTCACTCTCTACAAACTGCGGGGGAACCTCCCCATTCTCGGCTTGTTTACGGAGCTTGATAGCTTCCATACGAGCCCGAGTCTTGGCCTGTATAATTTCTCCTTGGGATAGTCCTGCCCCACCAACCTGTCGCCTAACTGTCTGCGTAACTGTTTTAGTTTGAGCCGGAGCATCGTTAATTGTCAGAGCAATCTCGGCTTTATTATCCGGTATCTCAGTGAGCCATTCTTCTGCATCACCAAGCTGCCATAATCCTGTCTTTTCCCAGATCTCATCTCTAGTAGATCCTGCAGCCTTCATCTGGTTAGCTTGGTCTACTAGAACCTTACCGTCCTTTAGCTTAGCAGCCGGCA